GCAATAACATAATCACGATTCTCTGTCTTGAGAATACGATTCATCTCTTTGTTCATGGCTTTCTCAGCCCACATGATAGACAACTGACCGGATAAAGTAATACCTTCGGCCATACGCATATCAAAGTAACGAAAGTGTTTGTTGCCGAGTGCGCCATAAAGTGAGTTCAAGAGAATCTTAATAGCCATTTGCTGATTCTCAAGTTGATTTATTTCTTTCTCGAGATGGAATGTTTTCTCTTTCTGATACTCACGTTCTTTGGAAAGCATTTGCTTTTTAACTTCGGAACGTTCGGCATAATAATCTATAATAATCTGAGGCAATATACCTTGTTTAGATTTATCATAGGTAGAACCATTGGCTGCAATGGCAATGTTTTCTTTACGAAAGTCTCTTGGTATAGGATCAGATTCAAGATAGCCGAGTACGCCATTCGGTGCTTGAGCCGGTGTAATAGTTTCGGGTGACATATTGTATTGTACAATAAGATTAGGATATAGAGAATTAAGATCGAATGATACAACCCAATCGTGTGAACCAACAAAGGGTTCTTTGACATAGCCACCTGGATATGGGATCTTATGCTTTTTCTCGTTAGGCGGAATAATTATATTCTTCTTGTTTAGTTCACGATATATGATTGAATCCCATATAGCTGTTGTGCCAAATGTGTCAGTTAAATTAACGCCACCTTTATATGCCACGGTAAGAGCAAGATTGATAAGACCCATCTTGTCATCGATACGTTGTACAAGTTGTACATCTTTAATATTATAGTCAATAAATTTTTGATGATCGTTTTTATAGAGCGTATGAAGACTACCATGTTCCTCATAAGATAACTTCTTCTCACCGAGTACCGTATAGCCTATGTGATCAAGTTTATAGGATTCTTGAGCGCCATAAGAATAACCGAACTTCTTGAATAATTCAAGGTAATCAGCCTGTTCGATGCCAATAATCTTATATGTGCCTTCCATCATACCGGCATCTACAAGATTCCATGGCGATAAACGTTTGACGGCTTGCTCAGAACCGATACGATATAATCTGTTAATTAAGTATGGTATATCAAAGTAACGTGAGTTCCAGCCAGTAACTACATCAGGATAATTATCAGACCAGTACTTAAGAAAGCTGGCTAGCATAGCTTCTTCGGAATCAAACTTTTTGTATTGAATCAGATCGCCATGCATTTCTATCTGGCATTTTTCTACGTCGTAATCGCCAAGACCCCATACGTGATATATGGAAGACTTACTAGACTTAAGAGCAATAGAAATAATTGGATGTAATGCTTCGGCTGGTTCAGGGAATCCGTCATCAGAGGCAACCTCAATATCGAAGTTGACTACATTAATATGAGCAGGATTAAATTGAATATCGTTAGGCCATTTGTCAGCAATGAACTGAAACGTCCATCGGTCTTGGCCATATATTTTAAATTCATGAATGTCTTCATAACGTTTCATGAATTGTTTGGCTTCACTCATGCTATCGAATTTTATAGGAGCAACAGGTGTTCCATCGAGTGCACGCAATGGTGACTCGTCATTAGATTTAACATAAAGTGTTGGTTGAAATTTTACTTTAGATTGAATCGGTGCACCTGAATCATTGTATCCACGATATAGGATTTGATTCATGTGACGATTTACTGATGTATAGAATGACAAAAATATACCTCCGAATATGGAGCCATTATATCACGAAAAAAAGGGGTTGTAAACCCCCTATGAAAAATATTTATTTAACATTTCTAATCTTTCATTAGCTTTACCGAGTTTATTCAACTCAGCAATAACAGCTTCTGTAACATCAGAATGTTCACCAATACCTGCCGGCATTGTTTTATAAACTTCTATGTTTGCTAGGTGGACTGCGACTTCACCTTCTGCTTGTTTACGTGCAGCTTCAATAATTAAATCTCCAGCCTTGGCCATATGTTTCTCCTTGTAAGTGACGGGGCTTTCGCCCCATCAGTTTTATTGTAGCTTAGATAATTCTAGCATCACTTTCTTGGCTTCCTCGTGGTAGCCCTGTCTTGAAAGTTGCGCCGCTGCTCTGGAGTAGCCAATCACTTGGACTGTACGTCCTAATGCCGACCACAAGCCAGACAAGGGCGAAAATGCATAAGAGAGAATTGCTGTTGTCATTCACACGAACCCCCTTAAGTTTGGGTTTACTACACCCGTTTCGGAGGGTTCCACTACAGGAACTCTTTTCTTAGCATCATTCCATGCTAAATGCCGGATTTCTCCTCTGGCAATACCAATGTCCATAAGTTCTCTATTCGATAGCTTATATAATTCATTGATTGTTTCTAATGCTAGTTTACGTCTACGATATCTAGTCGTCAGACTCTGTAAGTAGTTGCTTAGTATTTTCATGGTTATGTTCCTCGTTTGAACCAATGTTGATTTTACGAGGACGCATTTCTTCTGGTATGACATACTTCAGTTCTATTGCAAGTATACCATCCTGAATATCTGCTCCGTGCACTTGTACGTGCTCAGACAGCCGGAATGTTCGTTTAAACTTCTTGGTAGAAATACCTCGATGAATAAACTCACGACCTTTTGACTTATGATCGCCCGCTACTGTTAATGTACGATCCTTAACCTCAACAGACAATTCATCTTTAGAGAATCCAGCAATTGCTAATTCTATCAGATAATCTGATTCACCTGTCTTAATAATGTTATGAGGTGGATAGTGATCATTCGCATGTTTAGCAGTCCATTCAAGTTCATTGAATAGATGGTCAAAACCAACGAATGAGGAACGGGGGAATAGTGTTTGTAAGCCTGTCATTGTTATCTCCTTTTGATCAAGCAAGATTGAAAAGTGACCGGATTATTCCGCATCACAATTATATTTATACGTTATAGCTATTACTCTACGGTATAGCTATTATTTATTACCTATATTATACTTAGGCAATAATTCCCAATTATTCTTATCTTTATAAGAAATAATTTTAATTTGACGAAGTGGCGCACATTTAAGATCGGTACCGTTTAGTATAGTTACTAGTCCCCAATCACTAAGCAATGTCGCTATCGTATTCCTACGTTCAATATCTGTCTCTTCTAAGTTTGCTTTCTTACTATCAAGTAAAAACAACTCTTTAAAATGCACGATAAAATATCGGCCTTGTTTATGTAGAATATGACAGGATTGAAATAATTTCTTTTCTTTACGTGAAGCTACACCAATACGTGTTAATGTTTCACGGACTTTCAGGAAGTCATCTGGTTCATTCAAAGTAATTTCCAACATATCAGTTGGATTCCATATTACCGTTTTATCTTCTTCTTCCACCTTTACTCACCTTGTTTTTTATAATTGTTATTTGGTCAGGCGATAGAAGTGTCAGGGCTTGGCGGGCTTTCTCATTATTATACCCATAATATTCCTTGACAGCATCAATATCACTTTCTTTTTGAGCTTTAGCCCACTTAGAAAACCTTTTTCGTTTTCTGATCATATTTATAAGAAAATGATATTGTAGCTTGCTGTCAATCTGATGATGTCTATTCATTTCATTAGCAATGATAATTGTATCTGAAAAATAAGATAAACCACGATTTACCATAAATGAGTTATATGCCTTTTCGCAGTCATCATCAATCATAATATCTTGTTTAGTTAGATTAATACTATTTAAATAATCAAAATGATTCAAAGTTCACCTTCAACTCCACTATCTTGGCTTGTCCATTCTAGTGTTCTTATTCTATCCCATAATATATCTTCTGTTAAATCTACAGAATTACCTTGTTGAACATCATGATCTTGATAATACAATTGTGGATATGTTTTATGATCATTAGGTAATGGATGGTTGTTAAGAATTGTATATTCTATACCCCAGTCATCTAGTTTTTCTTTTAGCATATGACAATAATAACACGCATCTTTAGTAAATAACACAAGTTTTTTTGTCATTTTTTTACCAGATATTCTATAGTAGATGTATCATAAAAATCATTGTTATAATGCCAATGTCTATTATAAGTTTCTTTTACAATGTTATCATCTTTAGTTTTATATACAACATACTCTTCTTTAATAACATCTGCTTTTTCACATATAACAGCTTGTTTGAATGGTCCTTCCTGCATATCTATTTCCCTATAGTTCGCTTAACAAGTCTTTCATTTTTCTTTTTGATTTTCCACGTACCTTAAATGATTTTATATCATCTAGATTAGACATATCATCTCCAACTACTACCATAGCAATCATACCCATGGTTGCGTGTGGTGTACACTGATAGAGATATATTCCTGGTGTGTCAAAAGTAATTTCAACTTCTTTGTTGTTTTTACTTTTCTTCGGTAAGTCCCAACCATCAGGACCTGCAATAAAATGAACGTTGTGTCCTTTTGATTTCGGTAACCACGTAATAGTATCACCTACATCAATACGTGCTATATCTTCGGAGTATACCATTTTTGCTCCGTCATCACGTTTGTTTAACATATTAATCGTCATGTCTTCAGCAAATGCTGGTATAGACAATGAAGCCATAACGGCTGATGTACATAAAAGTTTTTTCATGTTCTACTTCCTCTAAGTGCAAAAAATAATCCGCCAACCCATAAAAATACGTGTAAATTATCGTATAATATAACATCTAACAAACTGGTCGGTTGGCCTATCCATATAACTCCAGTTGCAATACAACAAATAACAATGCCAGAGAATCTTGTCAATACGTCTCCAACATCTTGAATCCAAAAATCCCAGATATAATCACCTGCTATTTTAGAAACTAAAACACCACTAACTAATAATCCTATACCTGCACCGATCTCTCCGTACACTACGAACCACCATACTATAGCAGGTAATCCCCATGATTCAGCATCTTCTATACTGAATGGCCACTTGCTTAATCCTTGTTGTAAGAATACAATTGCAAGTGGTATACGCAATAACCAGTGGCTCATACAAAATTCTGGTATTTTACTTATTATATTTCTCATTACTTATCGTCCTTGTGAAAACAATCGAATTGAATTGCATAATATTCATTTTGTAATATGGAACGCCAATTCTTTTTAGCAGCAATAGTTTCACATTGCTCTTTAGTAAATAGCTCTTGCATTATATATTGATTTCCGATATACTGCCATTCCATACCGTTGTTACCCCACATCGAGATAACTAGTAAAAACTCTTTCATTATTTAAACTCCACGTTTGCCATGATCTCAGTCATACATGCTACAACATTAAGTTCATGGTCTGCCACAAAGGCATTTTTATATTGATAGTCTGCAAGAATCAAAACAAGTTGTGGAATAGATTGAGGTGCAACATAATCATTCATCGAATCATATATTCCACGAAAGATGGCGGTTGCATCTATATCCATACTGTTAACGACCCAATGGCGCATATTCTTAAAGTCTTTATCTTTAAGATACTTAGCTAGATCAGAGAAAGAATTATTAGCATCTATTGTACTAGACATGACAAGACTACCACTTGTAGAATGTCTTTGGCCTTCGTTTAGTACTCTTCTCCAATCAGGTGCATATTTCATCACAAGATTGACAGGTGTTTTTTCGTCGTGCTTTATACCTTCTCTATCTAGTATATATAAAAATCTTTGATAGAAGTCTTGTGCAAGTTTAGGTAAATCTTTTTTACTTGTGTTAAACTCATAAACACCACATCGTGAATGAAGTGGATTAATAATTTTATTTTTAAAATTACAAGTAAGTATAAATCGACAATTGTTAGCAAACTCTTCGATAAATCCACGGAGAGCTGGCTGTGTCGATTGTGCATTTAAGTAATCAGCTTCGTCAAGGATAACAACTTTGTATCCACCTTGCAAAGAAACTGTTGATGCAAATTGTTTTATCTTACCTCGTAAGGTATCGATATTGCCTTCTTCAGAACCATTGATCAAGATATAATCTAGATCTAGTTCATTACAAAGTGCTTTAGCAACAGTTGTTTTACCAAGACCGGCTGTACCGGTGAAAAGCATATTAGGCAATTCACCGGTCGCCACAACATCATGGAACTGTTGTTTAAGTGTTTGCGGAAGAATACAATCCGCAACTGTTTTTGGCCGGTATTTTTCGACCCATAAAAAATCTGACATTACAAACCTCGTTCAACAAATACATTATACAATAAAAAGGTAGGTTTGTAAATTATTTTTGCGCCTCGTAATTTTCACCGAGAGAAATAGCTTTAACACACTGATCTCGTAACTGACCAATTGTTGATAACTCTTCTCCGCGGAATCCACCACGTTGTGCAACGGCGTCAATAACCGCAATCATTGAACGACCCATTTGTGTAGATACCTGATAGATCTGATCATGATCAACAGGTGCTGGCGTATTTTCTTCTTTAGCCATTTTATTCTCCATAAGTTGAGGATTTTTCTAGAGCGATCCAATATGATACGCCTAGTTCATTATTAGAAAACTCTGAGATGAGTTTAGATGAAATTGCCACGTTGTAATCACCTGGTATAATTTTAAGATTAGAGATACTTATAACAAAGTTAAAAGGATCTTCAGG